CGTAGGTCGAATCCCAGGGCGACTGCAGAATGATTTTCTGCACACCGGCGGAATTGTTCGTCACCGCTCGGTAAGTCAGATAGTTCGCGGTGTTGCCGTTATAGGACGAGAAAGCGTCAAAGCGGCCCAGATAGAGAGAGTAGCCAGCCGGGACCGTATAGAGGGCCATTTGGCTCGTGCCGATGCTGGCAGTGTTTCCCGCGCCCGCGCCGAATTGAGCAGTGCTGATTTGGGCGTAGGTGACGCCGCCATTAGTGAGCGTGATCACGCCAGCCGGATTGGTGGGGCTGCCAATGGCCACGGACATATTGTTGATGCGGAAATACTTATTGACCGTCGGAACGGAAGTCGTTCCGTTCAGGGCCAGCGTCTCCGAGATCAGATTATAGTTGGCGTCAAGGCCGACGATCAGAATGGTGGCGGTGTCGGAATTGTTCGTGCTGACCAGCGACATCGTCACAGCCGAGGACGGGAAAGCGTAATCGGTAGTCGGGGAGTTTTCCCAAACCGTCCTGTAAATTCCGCCCGCAGAGAAAGACGAAGAGGGAAGGAACCCGAAGATATTTACAACAGAATGACCCGTGATCTGTCCACGAGAAACCTGAAGCTCAAACGGCTCAAACTTTCCATTTTTCGTAATGGAGTCCAGCGTGATGCCGCTCGACGTAATTGAAGCTGCCATCAGTGGTCCCTTTCTAGCATTTAACGTCCCAGCGTTTCAGCGCCAGATTGATCCTACTATTAGGATCGTGGGCTGTCTTCGCCGACGTCAGTTTATCTTTCATACCACACATTCTAGTGCGAAAGTTATCTCGTCTTTTGGCGGCTTCATCGCTGTGAGCAGCCTCGTGCGCCGTCACCGGGCGCTTGATGTTATGACCCTCGGCGCGCAGGGACTCCCGTCCCTTTTCATTCAAGCCGCCGGAAGGTGACTTGCCTTCCTTGCGGGTCCAAGCTCCAGACATATTGAGCCCTCATGGTAAAACGGGGGCACAAAGGCCCCCGCTTCGTTAGTCAAAGGTTCGGCAAAGATTATTCTTCGCCGGGACCGCCGTCCATTTCCATGTCCAGCTTCCGCCCCTTGGCAGCAGTGCCCTTGGCAGCGGAGGTGAACGGGTTGTTGTCCGAGGTCGCGCGGCCACCCGACTTGCGGGGCTTGCGACCCGCGTGGTGAGCGCCGTGTTCGCCGTGGACCGAGCCGACGTGCTTGACGTGGCCGGTGTGGTGATGAACCACATGACCACCACGCTTGCGCTTGGCGCGACCGCCGGTAGCTTCATGCTCCGGGCCCATGCCTTCGTGCTTCATCACATGGCCGCCGTGCTTGCGCTTAGTGCGCTTCACATGGCCGCCGTGCTTACGCTCTTCGGCTTCGTGGTCGATTTCCTTGGCGTTGGTACGCGCTTCCGGGTGATCGCGGAGGTCCATTTCGGCCTCATTGACCCCGCCAGTGTTGCGGTGCTTGCGGCCCGCATGATGCATCTTATGGCCCTTCATGGGTGCCTCCTATTAGGTGTATTGGCCGTTGGTGTAGCCGTTGATGCCCTGCAGATAGCAGACCGTCAGAACGGCGACACCGGCGGTTCCGGCGCTAGACTTGACGTAAATCTGAACGTCCTGGGTGGCGCTGGAGTTGTTCCAGGCCGCGATCAGGCTGGTTACGGGCACGGTGTATTGGCCCTGAACCAAGCTGGTGGCGGCGATGCCGGTGGCCAGTTCGTTAGCAGCCGAGGAGGTGCCGATGCCCAGGGTGCCGCTAGAGCCCCAGCCGGTCGTGACGTTGACGTAGATGTCCGTGATTTGGCTTTGGGCCGGGATCACGATGGTGGTGGCCGCAGCGGTCGAAGATTGCGTAATGGGCGCAGATTGCGCCATTTGAACAAAACCGACGTTTTGCGTGCCGCTGCTGCCGCCGAAACCGGCGAGAGCACCAGTGCCGTCGCTTTGCAAGACGTTGCCCGCCAGAACCGGCCCCGTAAAGACAGTAGATGACATGTGTCAATCTCCTTGAGGGTGAAGGGCTCCCCCAGGTGGGGGAGCCCAAGCCGATTACGACGTGGGGGTCGAGCCCCAGATCGAGCGCCAGTTGTAGTACCCGAAGGAGTACCGCTCGTAGCCCTTGACCAGCAGATTGTCCGTTACGAAGTCAACCTGCATGTCGGATTCGAACTTAACCCGCTCCATGTAGGACAGACCATCGATGTTGGTCAGCAGGAACCAAGCATACGCCGAGGTCAGGAAGTCGTTGACCATGTAGCCTTCCGGCAGACCACCGGCGGTGGTCAGGATGGCGTTGACATCGTTGTCGGCGGTGCCCGGACGCAGTTCCGTCTTGGTCAGACGGATGGCGACCGGCTCCAGTTGCGGCGGAACGACGAGCTTACGGCCACGCGCGAACACCTTCAGACCGGCTTGGTCCTTGAAGTTCGTGCGGATCGAGATCATCGCGTTCAGCAGGGTGGCTTCGTTCAGGTCCACCTGGGTGGACGGGGTGTTGGCCACGGTGCCGCCGTCAATCGGGTGGTTCACCAGAGAGCTAGACGAGTTGTACCCGAGGAGCGACACGCCGTCGCCGCCGATGGCGGCGTTGTAGGTCGTGGCGCTGTTCAGGATGTTGGCGCCGTAGATTTCCTTGGTCTGCTGGAACGACTCGATCAGGCCCAGGTTCGACGGGTGGAACTGCGTCTTGTACAGGTTGTCGTCGATGGCCTTGCGGGTGATCGCGTAGCCGAGAGCAATTTCGTTGTGCTCTTGGTTGTACACGAAACGCTCACCAGCCGAGTTGTCGAAGGTGGTCTGGCCACCTTCGGTCTTCAGCTGCGCCAGCCCGAGGTAACGCATTTCAGCGGTACGTTCGAGAGCGAGCTTCGAGTCGTGCTTGGTGAAAATCTTGTCGTACTGAGACGGGATCATCTCGTACTTGCCTTCAATGCCCCGCAGGCCGGGGAGCAGAAGGTCTTTAATTGCAGAGAGGTTCACAGCCATTGATCAATCTCCCTTAGTTTTGGGCCGTCAACGACTTGGTCTCGACGTTGTTAAACGCCACGACCGCATAGTTGTACGCACCGCTGGAGGTGCCGGGGGAGCCCGGAGGGCTGGTCACGAGGCTGACCAGTCGGAAGGGCAGGGTGGAGGTCGTGGCCGGGGTGACCGTGATGTCGATGTAAGCGCCCGAAACACCCGTGGAGGTATTGCCGGTGCCGTAGGCGAATTGCACGTTCAGGCCGATGTTGCCCGCAGTCAGGCCGGTCGAGGACGAGCCGCCGACTTGAGCCAGGAACTGAGCGTTCGGGTCATTGATCAGGTAGGCCTCAGTGGCGCTCTGATTGGCCGACGAGACGTCGGAGCCCGGCCAGTAGTTCGACCACACGGTGCGCTTTTGCGACGTGGAGAGGTACTTACAGCCGACAAAGACGCCCGCGATGACGCCGGAGCCGGGGCCGGGGCCGGTGGTGATGCCCGCGATGGTGCCGTCCGACAGACGGAACACGGGGTCGCCGTAAAAGATGTTGGTGGTGTTGTAGTCAATGCCGCCGATAAGGGTGACTTGCTCATAGGTCGGAGCCGACCCAGTGCCACTCCATTGACGGAAACCGAAAGGCGCAGACGTGTTCGCCATGACGGGGTCTCCTTTTTAAGGAAGCCATCATCGCGCGCCGGGGCGATTAAGACCGGGGATTTGTTTGTCCCTCCACGCCGGGGGAGGGGATTACATAGCCTATACGCCTGAAATTATGTTTGTCAATGAAAAGGGCGGCACTTTCGTACCGCCCCATATATTTAATACTGAAGTCGAAAGGTTATTCGTTGGGGATCGGCATGTAGGACTTGCTGATCTTGGACATCGAGTTGCCCTTGTTATCCCGCTCAAAGTGCCCCTGGGGAGCGGCGTTAAGTTGATCTTCCTTATGTCGCACCTGCAGTCGGGCCTTGCGCTGCTCGATCTGGCGGGCCTCAATGGTCAGTTCCAGCGGGCGCTCCATCAGGACCATGCCGTCACGCTCAATGGTAACGTATTTGCCACCATCGGGCATGTAGGACGGGTGGCGCGCAGCGGGGACCGGCTCCCACCCCTTGCGCTCAAGCTCAACCTGATACGACGGGTCGTCCTTGCCTAGAACAGACTTGCGCTTCCACTCGTAGGACCAGCCATCGGGGATCATGTGGGGGTCGATACGGTACTTATCGACGCCCTCGTCCATGTTTCCGACATTCCCACGGATTTCGGCGGCGCGGCGGGCGGCGCGAGTGCGGGGGTCTTCCTCACGGATCGTGGGGCGCATGGCGGGGCGCGTGCTGACCGCCTCTTGCGGCTCGACGGTCTCGACGACGTCGGCGGCGGCTTCGGCGGACAGGGCGGCGGCGGCTTCGCGCAGGGGGCTCTTGCGGGTACGGCCACGGGGCATGTTTTCAGTCATTTGATTGCTCCTCAATTCAGTTTGCCCTCCTTCTGGAGGGCGAGTTTGTTGCGGGCGTACTCTTGCTCAGTCATGCCCATCATAGACGCCATTTCGCGTTCGCTAGACGTCAGGCGGACCACATTGGGGCGCGTTCCGGGGCCGCCGCTGCTGCGGCTGACGGGGGCGGCGGGCGGCGCGGTGCGGCGTTGGGTGACCTTGGCGGATTCCGCCATTGCGTCGTCATCTCGGCTGACGGGATCCCGGCGACTGATCTTCAGGGTGTCTTCGATGGCGTCGAAGTACTCATCGGTATCGGGCGCGTAGCCATCCGCCGTGGCCAGATTGTGAGCCGCGATCATCTTTTGGTAGAGGCGGGGGTCGGTGGCGCATTGGGGGTTACGGCGGACCCAGTCGGCTGACCGGGGGGAAAGCTGAGACGCCAGGGCTTCGACGGGGTCTTGCTGCAGGCGGGGCTTAGGAGCCGACTCCATCGCCTGCTTGCCCTGCTCAAGTTGCAGTAGCTTGACGGCATTTGACGACATCACCGACTGGATTTCGGCGGCGGCGTCGTAGTCGCCAGACGCCAGCGCGTCGCGGTAGCTGGCCTTCAGGCTCTGGTCAGCTTGCTTAACCGTCTCGATGGCGTTGACGACAAGCTGCAGGTTGGTGTCCTGCACCTCGTTCTGCGCCTTGTGGGCGCTTTCGGCGCTCTCGCGGGCGCGGCGTTCGGCGTCGGCGCGCGCCTGACGTTCACTTTCGAGTTGCGCGCGGAGGCTCTCAAGACCCTCGTCGGGTTCGATTTCCTTTTTCTTGCGGGGCTCCTTCTTAGGAGCCTCCTCATCAGCCCTTACGACCTGAATGTCGTCGTCGCCCGGAAGGTTTTCGACTTCGATCTCAATCGACTCTTCGGTATCTGACATAGGTTACCTCACCACACTTGGTCGGGGTGCTGGATGCGGCCCCGCACATTGATGTCTTCAAGAATACGGCACAGGACGTTGTTCACCGTGATGCTCCAGCCGTCGGACGGACGGAACACGACCCAGTCGTTTTCACTAAAGGTCTTGCCGTGAAACCACGCGCCGGTGTCGTCTTGGAAGGCGTCGTCGCCCATCTTGACGATCAACCCGACCTTGGACTGGTTGCGGTCTTCGGCGACGGTGTCGTCGGTAAGATAGATGCCGCTCTTGGTCTTTTGAGGACGGATATAGACGGCGCAAAGAATCTGGTTGTTGAAGATTTCAATCTGGCT